AGTGGTAACTCAACAGTGTCATGGACACCAAATACAGTAGGTGATTATGTTTATCAGTGTAGTAATCATAGTGGCATGGTAGGAAATATAACTGTAGTATCAGCACCTAGTAACGCAGGAACATTTGCTGATAATTCTTGTAAAAAAGATAGTCCTGATTTATATTTGATCGCTAAAAATCCCAGAGAGGGTGTGACTGGAATGATATCTAAACAAGTAGGTGTTAGAACTACAGGTCTCACATACCCTAGACTTTCCACATTCAATAGAGCAGCTCCAGCAGCACTACCCAAAACATTTACACTTTCTGTTACTAATATTGGTGCAGGCAGTTATGTGTTCAATGGTTCCGATAGAGGAGCTGATCATGTTGATGCACAAGATCCAGTAATCAATTTGAATCAAGGTGATACCCTGATACTTACATTCAATATTTCTGGAAGTCATCCATTTTGGATTAAAACTACACAGACCACAGGAACATCTAATGGAGTTACAACAGGAACCATTACAAACAATGGTCAGCAGTCATCTAATCTAACATGGAACACTAATGGTGTAACGCCAGGAACTTACTATTATATTTGTCAGTTCCATGGTAGTATGTCTAATAGCATCATTGTAACTTAAGGCATAAATAAACCTGAGCACTAGTATCCACTGGGAAGTTAAATGGCTGATCGTTTTCCGTTAATTGTCAACTCTGTATCAAAGAAAATTGAAGAACTGGTATCGGGTGACAACCTAGACCTTTCTGGCAATGGTGTCATTGTCAGCGGAGACACTGGTGCAGGCAAATATTTAACGAGTGATGGGACTACAGTTTTTTGGGGAAGTCCTGGTGATGTTTATCTAACAGATCCACAAACAATTACAAATAAAATATTTGAGAATTGTACAATCTCTGGATCAAATACTGTATTTACTAACATTCCAAACAGTGCTCTTGTTAACTCTGGAATTACAATCAACGGAACTACAATTTCTTTAGGTGGATCTGTAACCACTCCAGATAACAATACTACTTACGCTATCTCTGCTCAAGATGGAAGTAGTGTATCTCAAAAACTAATTAGATTAACTTCTGGTGGTAACTTTGGTGCAGGTGTAGATGATGATGTTACAATCGCAGTCAGCACACCATCTTCTGTTCCTGCTGGATCAAATTCATTAACTTTATTTTTAGAAAGAACTGATGACACTCTTACCTTGAGTGGACATGTCGTAGACAATAATACAATTACTACAATCAATGCTCCTGGCGGAACTAACGCTTCTGGAGCTATTAATTTTACCTCCTCTGGTGCTGCGACAGTCTCCATGACTGGAAATACGGTAAATATTAATGCTCTTGATACTGATACTAGAACTAAAATTCGTGCAGGATCTGGTGGTACATATGGTCCTAGTGATACACAGCAGGGATTATTCACATTCTTAGATGGTACAGGAACTACAGTATCTCAAAGTGTTGATGGTTCTGGTGATCCTACAATCACTTATACATCAACAGATACTGTAACTCAAATTCGTGGAGGATCTACTGGATCATATCTTCCTAGCACATCAGGAACAGCAACAACTCAAATTTCTATTGAGGGTGGTAATTCTCTTGGAGGAAACACGGTAGTAAGTCAATCTGGAAATACCATTTTAATTGATAGTACAGATACAAATACTATTACTAAAGTTGGTAGTGATAACAATGGAAGTCCTATTGCACCAGCAGCAGGAGATTTTATTTTTAAACAATCTGGTGCAACAACAGTCACTCAGAGTACAAACAACAGTGGACAAGTTGAGATTACAATTAGTTCTATCAACTCTGATACTGGTGCAACTCTAACTGCATCTGGCGGTATCCTTCTTTCTACCTCTGATTTCCAACTCAAAAACTATCTTAACTTTACTGGTAACAGAGTAATGAAGTGGGACTCTGGTAACAACCAGTTATCAGATAGTATTATTACTGATGATGGAACTACAGTTACTATTGGTGGAGATTTAGTTGTTAGTGGTAACCAAACTATTCTCAATACAAGCATTCTACAAGTAGAAGATAATATAATTGAACTTAGGAAAGGAAATAACTTAGTTGGATTTAATGGTGGTATTCAAGTCAATAGAACAAGTGACTCATCTGGTGTTGTTACATCATACCAACAATTACAATGGTTTGAGAGTGGTGGATATTGGAGATCTTATGATGGATCTCTTGAAAATAGATTTGTAACAGAAAATGAGACTCAAGTTCTTACTAATAAAACATTAACTAATCCTACATTTACAACACCAACTCTCGGTGCTGCTGTAGCGACTTCTATTAATGGATTAGAAATTTCTTCTACCGCATCTGCCACTCTTGATATTCAATCTGGTAAAACCGTTGATATTGATAGAGATCTATCATTTACAAGTGATAACCTTACAAGCAATGTTAACGTGAACTTTAGAGTTGGTGGTGACGTTGCATATAAAGCTGATACTCTTGCAAGTTTTGCTACTACAACTGCTACACAACTTCGTACTCTAATTAATGGTACAACTGGTACTGATGATCTTGTATTCCAAACCAGTCCTGTTATTCTAACCAGTTTAGTAACTACATCTACTGGTTTTGCTTTACTTAACTCTGGTGCTCAATCAATTCAATTTGGTGGAGCTGCAACTATAATTGATATCGGTGCTCAATCAGGTACTGTAACTGCTAACGGTGATTTAGTGGTAGCAAAAGATTTGACGGTTGGTGCTGCTAATACTGACTTATTCACATGTAATGCTAGAGTTGACTTTACTAACTCTGATATTTTAATTAGAGGCGGGTCTACTGATCCAATGACTATTGGTAGAGGAAACGGTGCAGTCTCTACGAACACCGCAGTCGGTAAACAAGCACTGTCTTCTGTCAGTTCTGGTGCTCAAAACACTGCCACTGGATATGAATCTTTACTAACTGTAAATACTGGTGCTGGAAATACCTCATACGGATATCATGCTTTAAGAGCTACTGGTGTTGGGGATAACAACACTGCAGTTGGTCGCTCTTCAATGCTCGGTAATCTTTCTGGAGATAAAAACACTGCATTGGGTGCTAATACATTAGAAACAATGACTACGGGCAGTGCTAACGTTGCACTCGGATTCTATGCTGGATTTAACTGTACTGGTACTGGTAATGTTTTAATAGGTCCTGCCGATAGTACAAACCCAGTCAACGATGCTACTTATGTTCCACCTAATCCTGCTGGAGATAGACAACTTGTTATTGGATCTGGTACTGAGTTCTGGGTAAAAGGAGATTCAAATTTTGACGTTACTTTAAACAATGATGTAGTCGTTAACAATACTCTGACAGTTAAAGGAGATCTAGTTGTCAATGGTACTCAAACTGTAGTTCAATCTAACGTTTTACAGGTAGCAGATAAAAATCTTGAACTTGCTAAAGTTTCAAGTACACAATTTACATGTACAACCACTGATGGTTCTGCAAATATTTCTGCGATATCACCAACTCTAGGACTTATTCCTGGCATGGAAGTTATTTCTAACACTGCTGGTGTTACAGTTCCTTCTAATACAACCATTGCAAGTATTTCTGGTAATACAGCAACACTTTCCAATAACGTAACAGGATCTGGTACTCCAACCTTCAGTGCTGTAGGTCCTTCTGATACTGCTGCTGATGGTGGTGGTATTGTTCTGAAGGGTGCACCAGATGATCATACATTCACATGGTCTAATGCTAATGATGCTTGGCAGTCTTCTGAGGACATGGAACTTGTTAATGGTAAGACTTTCAATATTATTAACGGAGCAGGCAACCCTATTACGATGTTATCTCTAACACAGATTGGAGATTCAAACAGTATATCTAGTCTTGGTGCTGGTGTAACCACCGCTGGTGCTACAGAGTTCTCTTTCCTTGGTAATCTAAATGTTGGAACTACAACTTCACATACTGGTACTAGAATACTAGTTGATGGTAACATCAAGATGACACAAGCTACCAGTAATACTAGAAGAATATTTGCATTACCTAGCACTGGTGCTTATGCTCTTAACTCATCTGGTGGTGCTGCTATAGCGTTTACAAGAGATGCTAGTAACAACGATCAAATTGATTTTGAAACTCATGAACAAGGAGCATCTCATGCTGCAAGAGTGCGTATTGGTCATACTGGTATTCTTCACATTACTGATGGTACTGATAATACTGCAACTCTTGCACTTGGAGATCTAGATGGAGACAAGTTTAGAGACCAAAATAGAATTGGCGGTACAACAGTCCTCGTTAACGATGAAAGTATGAGTGGTGATATTACTATGCCTAGAGATGGTCATATAGTTGCTATAACTGCTTTTTCTGAAGGTGGTAATATTAATGGAGATTTTCCACAACCTAATACAACAGGTCTCGTTTACGTTGATTGTGGTAATAGTAAAAATATTGTGGTTATGAGTACAGGAAGTGTAGGAAATGATATAGTTGCAAAAACTACCGCGACTAGTACTGTAACTGATTGTGATGATGGTAAACTTACGGTGTTACCTGGTAGCGTAGATGGAACAATGCGTCTCTGTAATAGAGAATCAAACTCTACTTATCGTTATCAAATAACATTCTTATAAGAGGGAAACTAAATATATTAGGTGAATAGAAATTATGACTGAGAAAAAACCAGAAGAAAAGAAAGGTATTCTTGGAAACATAAAAGGACACATAGAGGATAAGGAAGAACAACTTGCTTTCTT